ACTAATATTGTAGCAGAACGTGTCAAGGCTGGAGAAGAATATGCTGGTATCATCTTTGATGGTGGCTCTACTTTCCTCAAGTGGTGCGAACAGGCTATGACTTATGTATTGCAGAATCGCTCTAAGAATCCGGTTAATCCCGAAGATGGAGATAGATTCAATCAAGCAGAATGGCGTATTCGTAACAAACTGTTCCGAGATACTATTCAGCGAATTCATGGATTAGATGTACCGAAGGTATTCTTCACATTCCACTTGAAGGCAATTCAAGAGTATGTGGATAACGGCTCTGGTGGCAAAGTTCTAATGAGTGTCGGAGAACGCCCTGAATGGGAGAAGGGAACTATGCGTTGTTTCTCACAACAAATATTCCTAACTCGTTACATGAAGAAGGCTGACCCTGCGGCTGGTGTTAAGGGCGATAAATCCTTGGCCGATGGCGAATGGGCAGTAAAGGCAATCATTGAGGAAATGAAAGGTCACAACATGGAACATCTAGGCGAGACTCATACTATTCTATCTGTTAAAGACGGCAAAGTGAATTGGACTGGACTACCTTTCTTGACTTGGGAGTGATTGAATGATTGTTAGAAACGATGCGCTAACTAGGCTTCTTACGCTAACTAAGCGACCACAAACGGTTGCTGGCAAGAAGCAAGACCAAGTAGAATCTACTCTACTTCGTTTCAGTGGTGATTGTGTTGAGACAATCAACATAGTGCGCGATGGCGTTACTTCCCTTTCACGTTTCTCTACACCTCACAAATTACCAATGGCGGTCAATATACCAATCGCATCTATCGACGCGGTGTTAGGGATTCTGCCTTATCACGGCACAGAAGTATCTTTATCATGGAATTATGATAAGTTGGAGATAAAATCAAGGAACAAGAAGACCACCCTAACAAGTAGTCTCAAGGCTCCAGCCTTTGCTAACTGTCCTGACGCAATATCTGTTTGGGCGGAGAAAAGCCTAAATAGATTCGACCAACTGAGAGAAGATGGGGCATATCTAATAACAAGCACAAGCGAGTGGTTGTTGCCTAAATTATCTATCACTCTTGATTCATCTGAATTATTTGAGGCTCTACGGTGCGATGCTATCAATGGGCAGAAGACTAATCGCTTTACCTTTTCCTATGACGCTGATTATGTGTCCGTTAAAGTAGGCTCTGAATTGAAAGGTGCTACTGAAACTATCTTTTCTCTACCCGACCAAATGTTAGATGCTGGCGAGGTAACTATTGAAGGCGGTATCGATTCGGTACTCAAACACTATGGGGGAGATGTTACATTACATTTCCTAGATTTCAGTGAATACGGACAAGGAACCCGTATTCTATTCGTATTCCCTAATGGAGACATGGTTTTCCAAGTGGGGTTATTGGAGTGATTTATATGAAAGCAGAAATATTATTGACAGACGACGACGGAAACACAACTAGCATTACGATTCATCCCGAAGATGGGTTGGTAGAACATCCCCTAGGTGAATGGGGATTCAGTGGTAGATTGGTCAAAAAGAGTAAAGATTACCGTAATGAAGAGTGGTTAAGAAATCAGTATGAGGTGTTGGGTAGAAGTATGGCAGATATAGCCGACGACTACGGTGTAACGCCTATGGCTATCTTAAAGTGGCTAAACAAGTTTGGTATCGAGACAAGAGCAAGAGGTAGAAGAAAGTAAGTTCATTTCGCGGTTTGCCCGGTAATAACGGTATATGAGGGTCATTCTCTCCCGCAGAACATCGCGGGATGGGCAGGGGGTCTATCCTCCGCTCCCACCGTTCCCGCTTTATATACTTGTTTCTACGAATTTTTTGGAAAAATTTTTGTGATTGCTATGTCTGGTGTATGTAAAAAATGTAAGCGGTGGGCAGTTTTACACCCTATACATCGTCTTTGTTACAAGTGCTACAAGAACAGTTATATCCCTACCGAAACAAAGGATAAATGGTGGTTGCGATGATAGTCGAACAGGGTAAAGGTCGAGAAGTAATCATCCGTTATAGAGATGAAAACGATGTCCGTAAAGTTATCAAAGACAATGACCACTGGCCTTACGCCTTTGTGACTGATGAATCTGCGAAATGGGTTGAGGCAGTTAGTAAAGAGGCTGGCTACAAAGGCGTGTACAAAGAAAACCTAACTAAAGTAACAGTATCTCATCCAGACCAACTACGTGCAATCAAAGACGTAGGGCCGACTTGGGAAGGCAACATACCTTTCGTAAATAGAGTTCTAACTGATAGAATAAATGAAGGTTTGCCCCCTATTCCTAACTACAATCATCGTATTTGGTTCATGGATTGTGAATGGTCGCCGGACACCAACGAAATGAGAATTATAGTAGTTTTTGACTCCTACACAGAAAGAGAGTATGTTTGGTTTGTGCATCCAGATTATGACGCCGGTAAATACAGTAAGATAGGCGACCATCACTACGAAACTCACGCTATGTGTTTTTCTGATGAAAAGACTATGTTAGAACATTTTATTAATCATATGAAGCGTTGTGACCCCGACATCATTACTGGTTGGTTCGTGGTCGGGGCAGACATTAAGACCATAGCAGAACGATGTAGGTCGCTCGGTATCAATCCGGGTAATATGTCTCCTATGCGTCGTTTTCGTTGGAAATTTGGTGATTGGGAGCAACCGATAGTAGGGAGAAATTGTATAGACCTTATGATTGCATTCTCAAAGTTGTGGGAGATGAAAAACGGCAAACTTTCGGGGTATCGTCTTGATGATGTTGCTACTGAATGTTTGAAAGACTCTAAGGTAGCGTTAGAAGATGGACACGATACATATTATAGTGACTTCCCTCTGTATCTAAAATATGCAGTACAGGACGTAAGATTGTTGCCCCGCCTAAACTCTTTGATAAACGCTATCGAGTATTATTGTGCTATACAACACATCGTTCAGTGTGATTTACGCTCTACACCGTTTGTTACTAAATTATTTACATCACTCTCTTTGGTAGACAAAGAATTTGATATGAGAATACCTACTAAACCACAGTTCGATTACAGACCCTACACTGGAGCAGAAGTTATGGACGTTGAGAGTGGTATTTATCATAATATGGGTATTTTGGATATTAGGGCCATGTATCATAGTAACGCCGAGTTACATAATATATCTTGGGACACGTTAGACCCCGAAGGGAAGGATTGTGGTAACGGTACTTGTTTTAGACAGGGAAACAAAGGCTTACTTGTCCGACAAATGGATAAGTTGACCGACCTAAGAAACCACTACAAGAAAATGATGAAAGATGACCCCGACAATCATGATAAGTGGGACACTATGCAGTTCGCCTGTAAAACTCTTGTTGCGTCTATGTACGGCGCAGCCGGTGATTCTAAATACGGTCTGTATCACCCCGATGTAGCGCAAGCAATCACATACACATCAAGACAGACTTTAGGTAGATTGAAGGAGTTGGCTAATGAAGAAGGGCTTACAGTTCGCTATGGTCATACTGATAGCGTATTTTGTGAGATACCCGACCCTGATACTGGACTAGAAGCAGTATCAAGAATCAATGAAAAGATGTTTCCTATCATTACTGAATTTGAAAAGTGGTGTAACAGTATGGTTATTATGGCTAAAAATAGATACGCTGGTATCACCGTATGGACTGATGGGCAATACCATGAGCCTAGTCTGTACGTCAAAGGTATTGAGTTAAAACAATCTAGGATGCCTCCAGTCATGAAAGAGGCCATGAAAGAGACTCTAAATGCTATGTTATCAGGTCGGCCCGAAGTAGCAATAACTAAAAATCTAACATCTCTTATTGATGATATTGTGTCTGGTGGTTGTGAGATTGTGGAACTGTGTATGAAGGGCAAATTAGAAAAATCACTTAAGGAGTATAAGGTGTTGTCCGGTCCTTCTGCCGGTGCGATGTGGGCCAACGAACATCTTGGTAAAGGTTACGGTGCTGGTTCATACTTCTTAGTGACTATTAATGATGAGGGTAAATACGTAGCCTTTGATGACCCTAAAGACATAGAGGGTATAACTAAAGTAGGTTTTAGGACTTTGGCAAGTAAGTTTGTAGTAGATAAAGTTCTACCTTATTACAATGTGATGAAGTGGGACGTACAGCCTTTGTACAACGCTTTGAACGGATTGAGTAAAACTCAGTGGGTATAAATGTTTATATGCAAACAAGGTGAAGGATATATATGAGCCGACAACGGAAGCCAACTATACGGGAGGTACAGTCTGATATTATGGATATGAGACAGTACTTAACCCAATTCACTAAGGCTGTTAGTATGGATATACACAGAATTAATGTGATACTATTTTCTTATCTAAAGGAAGTGGGCAAAGCAGAAGAAATAATGTGTGAATCTTGTAATCAAGAAATACTTCTACCAATCATAGAAGGAATAGAAAGAGAAACACATTGTCCTTCTTGTGAACAACCACTTTACAAAAACCAAACTACTCTTGATGACTACGCGGAGGAAAGCGAATGAGAAGTCCAGATGATATGGCCCATCGATTGACACGGTACATAGCCGGTCTAAAACAGGGGGCGCATCTAGGAGATGTACCTAGACGCTTGCTTATCCGCACCCTAGAAGATATTCTCGGTGCGGAGGTTATCTGATGGATGCTACACCACAACAGGTAGAACAATCCTCTTACAAGGTGGGGGAACTACCTATCTTGAGAGTAAGCAAATCTTCGTTCATGAACTACCAAAAGTGTCCTCGCCAGTATTGGTGGAGATACATGAGTGGTGTACCTAGTCCTCCTGTTGGCGAGGCTGCGATTCGTGGTACTGCTATACATTCTGTAATGGAAGCGGGCCTAGTAGATGGACCCGATGTTATACCAGTAGTAGCCGAAAAAGAAGGTGTTGCTGGAGATGTCGGGGTAGATGAAATGGCTAAGTTGATTCACGGTATAGCGTCGTCTTTTGGTGGCCTTGATGTAGTCGAGGTAGAAGAGAAGAGATACTTGTATGAAGATTTCGTAACCGAAAATCAAGGCACTATCCCTATCATTTGGAGTGGTATGATTGACGGTGTTTTACGTCACCCCGACGGCGGTATCATCATCGTAGAACTTAAGACTGGAAACATGAATCCTTCCAAGTTAAGTCGTACCCGTAAAGAACTTGTTTTCTATCATAGAATGCTGACTCTAGCAGGGTTTGAGAACATAACGCACTTTTTGTATATTGCTCCAGACTGCACTGATGAACGTATGTTAGATGAAATCGGCAAGCGTGGTAAAGAGGTTTGGCTTGGAGAAACCTGCGGTGTAGCAGTTATGGAAAAAGTGCCAACAAGGTCACTTAATACATTCCCCCAATCCTTAAACGACACCATAGAGTCTCTAGTTTCCCATCAATGGCCGATGAAGTGGAATGATTATTTTTGCCCCGAATGGTGTGATTTTTCCATGTCGTGCGATGGGATTCTTAGCGGATTAGAACCAGATGTGATAGCATGAGTAAAGAAGTAACAGTATGTGCAAACGACGACGGTAGCGGCGAATGCGAGTGGGTAGATGAGATGACTCTATGGAGTGTAACTAGCGAGGAAGGTGGCGAAAGAACTCCTATCGTTGTAGCAGTTTGCGCTTGTGGGCATGAGCAGGTGGTTGGTTGAGTTATGCTACTTTCTTTTCCCCGCGAGATTGGTCTACGACGTAGTATTTGTTCTTCCTTAGATAGATTTTCGTCATATGTAGATACAGTCAACGGTAAAGCGAACTGCTATACATCTTTGTTTTCTTTCAAGGAGCGTGACCCCAAAAGACCTTGGAAACCAGACTACGATAGTGTAGTCATAGACCGCGCTTGGTGGGATTTCGATATGGGCGAGCGCGGTGGTATCGATGATGTCAAGCGCGATGTAGCAACGCTGATAAATCGCTTAGAAGGTGATGTAAGATTAGTCGCTACTGGTCGTGGATTCCACGTACACCAACTATTCAAAGACCCTGTTATTGGAGGCTCTTGGGACCGTAAATTGAATCGATATGAGCGAAGCAAAGCGCATGACCTAAAGACATTAGATGGTGTAGGTTTCGCTAAGAAGATGACTAGGATTCCAGACACCTATAATGTTAGTAGAGGTAGATGGGCAGTCAATATAGATGCGCGTGGTTTTGCAGAATCACCTATGGATTTTGTCATACCGACAAGACCAGTGGATGATTACACCCACTTGGACCCGTTTCGCGGTGATGATTTATCTGCTACGTTCTCGATTACAAAATGGGCTATCGATAATCCAGAAACAGAACAATGGGTATCTAGCGGAACTTTTTCAGGAGAAGTAGGTACACATAGCACTGTACCCATTCCTCCCTGCCTAGATAGAGCAATACAGGTTAGCAACCCTAGTCATGAGATTCGTGTAGCCTTAGTACTACATATGGCCGAAAACCTACGTTGGTTCGCGCCAGCGTCTAGTGTACCGGCAGACAAAATGAAATCTATGGAGGATGAAATATTGACCTACATAGAAACTCTAAACTGGAGAGACTTCAATCCTAGTGTAAGTCGAGGTCACATCAGAACTTTGTTGACTTACGATAGGTCGCCTTCTGCTGGTTGGTACGCTGCTCGCGGTCTTTGTGATGGTCACGATTGTTGGGCGCATAATCTAAGAAGAGTTAATTAATAAAGGGAGTTATCGTAACAACAACTATGATTCTCATAGATGACCGTGAGAACGAGAAGTTAATCCACAAGATGCTGATAAGGGGCGGAAATGCGAACCAATCTAGCGACGGAATATCCAAGGTTGCTAGATTAGATTCTGCTGATTATATCATAGGAGATATAGGCATAGAAGCCAAAGAAATAAACGACTTGTACAGGTCTATCTTGGGTATAGGAAGAACTAGAACTATCGTATCTCAACTTCGTGATTTAGAAGAGACATTTGAGAATCCTATGCTGGTAGTTTATGGTACTAAATTGAAGCCTTGGGTTCCGGGCGGTAGACCTTCGGCGCAACTGGTGGCGAAAGAAATGGCTAAGATGCGCTCAGTGATAAAAGCATTCAAGATTTCGTTCTATTCTCGATTCCCCAACATAAAATTCATGGAGTTGCTTACTATGGACGACTTTGTAGATTTTATCATGACCATGCACACTAATCATCTAATCAGCAACAGATTAGGAAAAGTACCAGAGGAAGTTAGGATTAGTCAAACATCTGATTTGGACCCGCGAGTAAAGGTACTCTCTTCGATACAAGGTATAACCCCACACATGGCTCAAGAACTTCTTCGTAAGTTCGGGACTATACCTAAGATACTCAACAAGAGAACATCACAGAAATCTATCATGGAAGTAAAAGGTATAGGTAGAGAAAAAGCAAAGAGAATCCTATCACTGAGAGAGCCTATTCAAACGGAGTGAATTGACTTCCTAGACTTGGCGCGAAGAAGGCTGCTCGCTTGAAAGCAACACCTACGTTGTGTATTATGATTGAGTTGTTGTCTGCCGTATCACTACCGGCATCGGGAGAACGACTTACTGTTACTTTTATTTTGTTGCCGTATATACCAGCACCGTCCAACAAAGCGGTTGGTAGTAACTCTATTGTTGAGTTATCACTACCAACTGGCACTGTTACACTGTTAGTTATGGATGCGTTTGTATCTATGCACAACGCAGTAACGGTCAAAATCGCTACGTTCCCACCTACACCAGTAGCACCTGAACAAGTTATCTTGCCTGTTATATTGATTTCGTTGTTGAGAACGTCTATGGGTACAGTAGCAGTCCCCTCAATAGATGAGGTTTTATCTCCTGTATTATCAGAGTGACCAACGCCCGGCAATACCATACCGCTATCTGTTTTGGTAGCGTTACCGGAGGCTGGCATGATATTACTATTGAATCCTTCTACCTCTCTCATAGCACCGGGCTTCGGTCCTTGTCTCTTCTGACCTAAAATGTTGAAAGAAGATTGATGACTAAAATTATCTGAATCGAGATTCATTCTACCTTTCATGTTACCATATGCACCTGCTGTTAGATTGTTAGTACCGCTACCAGACGGTAGACCTGCACCACCACCATCTTTCCACCCACCTGCGGGCGTAGGTTTAGTTCCTCCAGTCGGTAGATAGGCAGATGGGTTTGCGGGTCCACTAGGCAACGGACCGAAACCGTTAGGCATACCAGAGACATTTGTTGAGCCGGAACTACCTGCGAGCGGATTAGGTGGGCCGCCGCCAGTAGTGCCAGTTCTAGGGTTGATGGTGTTGCTGGCTATGTAAGAGACTATGTTATCAGCACCTCTCGATTCATCTCTTTCAAGAGTTAAAGTAACATCGCTAGTATCTCTACCGCTTATACTCCAATTGACACTTTGTATAGTTAGCACCTCGCTAGATAGATTCAAACCTTGGTCTGTGTAGGTTGCGAATGTTCCGGGGATAAATCTCATATCATTGACTATGTGAAGTCTAGGAGCATACCATTCACTTCTGCCGTAAGCAAAATCACCGAACTCACTGTATCTTCTACCACCTAGAGGAAAAATACTGTTGTCGTTACCACCAGTAATTACGCTAGTAGCGAATCCTGTTATACCGTGTGCATTTTTCAGTATATCTGCGTGTGTAGGGTCACCACATCTATGTCTTAGAAGTGCGCGACAATATTCAGCGTTGAAAGAAACTACTATCTTAGCCCCTGCGCCCGCTAGAGTTGAAGAATAAGAAGTTGGTATAGACATCTCATAGAAACCACTATTTTTGACATTCAAAGAAGATATACGACCACTTCCACCAGATGCAGTCAAAGATGCAACAGTAGAAGAAGTATAGCCATTAGTAGTTGCGCTGTTAGAGAAAGTATAGTCTTGCATGAGTAAAACAAATTCAGCATTGTCTATATCTGTTCCGCTTTGACTAGGTTTTAGACCTACAAACAGCCTCATTTCATTACCTGTTGTCTCACTAATATATGGCATATCCTCCGGCACATGAACTATCTGTAATGCGTAGTTTAGACTGTTAGCACCATAGAAATAGTATTGGTCCGTCCATTCTATATCAGATGCGCTAGTAGCGGTGATAGAGGTGTAAGGAGCAGACTGCCCATAACGATGATACAGGTCTGTGCTAGTCTTGAGGTTCCCATCCATAGCGTTGACCATGCCGGGGAAGGGAGTGAAACCGGCTGCTACGTGCGCCCAATCGTAAGCGTAAGTATAGTCTTGATGGTCAAGAACTCTATGGGTGTCTGCGATGTAACCAAACCTGCCTCCTGTCATCATTTTATCTGTTGTGTGTTGACTGCTTGTTTGTAGTATTGGAGATGCGGTGATAGAGATTCTGCTGTCCTTTAGTTTTTCAAATGTATGCTTTGCTATTGATTGCGCTTCTCTACTGTTTATGATACTAGGATGCTCTACTATTTGCCATCTAGTAGTATCTGAAACAGTTGGTGTAGGGAAGTCTGCAAACGCCTTGCCATTGTTGTAATACACTCTTACATTAGTCACTACGGAGGCAGAGTCGGCTTTCATAGTACTGACTATCAGATTACTTCTATCAAACAAATAACCACTATTGTACTTAGGTCGTAATTCTATTCTTGAATCTCTACCTACTAGATATGAGAATGTTTGTGCTACACCTAGACTTCTACCTACTCCACTACCCTCTTGTGTTCCCTTGACAATCGCAAAAATAGTCTTAGTCCTAGCATCAAAGACCGAACCAAATGAATCTTGCGATGCTGCCGTAGTAGTGCCGTCTGTGGTCATGATTGTAGTGTTAGGTACATTTGCTATATCGTGCATGGTAGTAATTCTAGTACGTGGCAGCCAAGTCTTCATCAAACCAGCGTTGAACAACATTCTCATCTTGTCACTCTCAAAGTAAGTCCCTATGTTTGGTGATTCTACAAACCCTGTGACTCTCATCATGAGCCTAGTCATATGTTGTGTAGATACAGAATTTAGCACAGTTATAGAGTCATATTGATTATCTGCTGTGCCAACGACCATACTAGGGAAGTGTATCTTTGGACTGCCACCGAAGGCCATTTTATCTGCTACCAAAGCGGATTCTATGGTGGAAGGTGTAGATGCACTACCGATAGATTGTGTAGATAGAGTAGAGCCGAAAACATTGATGAGTTGTGGAGGTATAATGTACCCATCACTACTAGCGGCGGTAAATCCAGTGATGTTATCAAAAGTACCATATAGTCCAGTCGCCATACCAGCAACAGTTACCACATACAATTGTGTTGTGCCAGCAACAGTAACTATTATTCCTAAAGCATTACTTTGTGTTGTATTAATAATAAAGGGGCGATGACCAGCATCTACAATTTTTTTAAGTTCCGTGAAATCGGCAGAAGAATCAGTTATTATAGAAATGTTTGTTGTATTAGATACGCTTGTTGCACTTCCAGTAAAGTTTGTTTGATTTGTAGCATCCCAACTAATGTAGCCAGTTGTTTGAGTCTGATTCTGACCGCTTCCTTTTCTTGCTATGACCCTACCTAAACCAGCAGTAGGGAACTCATCTCCGGCAGCCAAACGTATATGTCTATCATTTTGTAAAATACTACTATCTGCTGTACTAGCATCAGAAGTAAGTCTAAATTGATTGGGGTGTTGACTATAAGGAGGTGCTACTGTTTTGTATGTAGCCATAGCCTCTGACCAGTAGTTATCTATTAAAACAGGAAACCCTTCACCAGTAGCAATATAATCCCCAAGGTCGGTTCTACCTCCAGCACTTTGCCCACTTTTACCGTTATTGACTATTGTATTTAGATTGAAGAACTTAGCACTATCTATGACCAAGAAAGCACCTGCTTTGTCTTCCCAATCATGATATTGAGTAAGTGCTTCTTCCTCGCTTCCTGTCGTCTTAACGAAGAAAGCACCACCAGTACCCATAGAATCTGCTTGCTGGAAAGTAGCAGCACCCAATGTTATTTTAGTAGAAGATACGCCAGCGACCTCGTAAAGTTTGTCATGATACAGACTGTTAAGGACATAGATATAGTCATTCGCCACAACACCATGACCAGAACCTACTGTCAATTCTAAAGCACCACTAGAATCCCCAATGCTTGTAACAGCAGTAGTTGTAGAAAAATCTAACGGTTTAGAAAAAGCACCTTGAGTAGAGGGGTCGTTTGTAGCATCTACTTCCCATAAATCTACATCTGAACCTAGTTTCAAATCTGTAAAAGAATCCGGGTTGCCGTTTTCATCAGTTTGGTCTACGAAAAACAACTCTACGTTATAATTATCAACCGTAGGTTCTATAATACCGAATTCTCTTTTTCTTGTGCTACCATCAGCATCGGCTCTACCATCATTTCTCATATCCGACCAAAGAAGCCAACAATGTTTGTAACTGTCGCTAGTAGAAACCACATTGATAACCGCACCACTTAGATGTGTTTGACTGATGAAAGAGCAACCAACAAGATAATAATTACCACCGGTTGTAAGTTTCTTTCTCCATATGAAAGTATCGACAGTGCCATCTGTATTGGTGATTTGAGCCAAACCAGCGTTTTGTGATATTTGCCCATAAGAAGTAGCATCTATCTGTACAGTCGTAGCGTTAGGCGTTACATTTGCTTGTATTGTACCAGTGGCATCAGCAGTATTTTGTATAATACCAAAGTGATACTTGAACCAAAGAGAGTTTGCTAAATCTCTCATCCAAGTAGAATGTATAGCCCTAGTTGTTATTGCAGTTCCGGTTATTGGTGTTATCTGTCCAAAATCTCTACATATAACACCTTTATTATCACCAGTTAAACCGCCTGTTCTTGTAAAAGTACCATATTCAGCACCGCTACTTCCATATTGTTTTGTTACAGTAACGACAAATAAAGTAGACGGACTTCCATCTAAGCCTTGAAAAGCGGTAAAGGTCGTAGTGCCTTCGGGGGCTATTGCTTGGTAAAGTGCAGGTAAAGCATATGTGTTTTCCATACTTTTGACACTAGCAACCTTTAGTGGTTGGTTGCTTATTTGTGAATAGTTAGTTGTGCTACTACCGCTAGTAAAATGACCATTAGACGCTGGCGGAACAAAGAAAATGTCACCTGCTTTTAATCCGGGGTCTGCATCAAAAATAAAGTTATAGTTACCATTTACTGTACTATTAAAATCAGTAGCAGATGTAGTCAAAGTCATCCTATTTCCCGTCGGGCAAAATTTACCAGCATATACAAATTCTACACCAGATAAAGGAGTAAATGCTAAATCGCTAGTAGCGAAATCAAGAACTTGTCTAGTATCTCCTTCGGGACTTGTATATGTAGATACTGCACTAGGACTTTTACTTGTACAGTTGTGGGAAGCACTTCTTATTATATCTACTGTACTGCTGGTTGTATAGATGCTTGCATCCTCAAGAAAAACCTTAGTTGTTGTGGTAGCACCAACGGATGCCGGTGTACTTATACTAAAACCTACGACACCAAGACCTTCATATTGTTCTTGGAGATTATTTGGGCCAAAAGATACATCTTCGTTGTTATACATCTGTATAGGATGAGCAGAATAAATTTGTGTTCTTTGGTCGTTTCTTACTAAATAACTATCATCTTTATCTAAACCTACCGTAGAGTTAAATGTTCTAAGTGCGGTTGCGCCCATGTAAAATGCACTGTTAAAATCAACAGACTCTTTATTCCAGTAAGCAGTAGAACTTTCTGTTGTGTTTTCCCCTAGTTGTCCCAAATCCCACAAAGGAACCTGTCTATCCATTACAGATAATGCGTCCTTCGCGGTCAAACTTAGAGTTCTACTTCTCTCTGTTTGATTGACAGTCATTCCTTGAAACGGTCCTCTCCATATGGGTCTATCTATGCCTTTGTAGAAAAACAATAAATTCCAATCTGCAACAGTGCCGGTAAAAATATTAGACAAGAAATGACTATAATCTTGGGTACGAAAACCTATTTGTCCGTTTGATGTATTCATCGCAGCATCATCAGCAATATCTATTTTGAGGGTAGAAGTACCATTGACAGGATTATTCATCTTCATGTTTGTTATAGGCGGCAAAACAGTACCATCTGCTCTTTCAGTCATACATTGATACAAACCTACTCTATCTATCATAAGAGTGTAATGATTATCGTTAGCAGCATTAGTCCCTTCTTCTACAATAATTTGCCAGCCTTTCATGGCACTAGGTAAAAACGCCGCGCCAGTATCTCCGTTGTTGTTCATCGCAAAAGGCCCATCAGTACCGCTAGTATTTTTTACAGCAGTACCGTCTTTGTAGACAGTAAATCTATTGTTTGTGTAGTCTATCTGAAACTCAAGGTCAATCCACAAAGATGCGGGGTTGTATGTAGACCCGTCCCAAGTTGTTATCTGATTATGATAATCATATGTACCGCCTAAACCGTTGTTGGCTGCGGTACTAGCACCTAAATCTATTTCCCATTCGATAGCAGCCGTATTTGTATTTTCTGAAAACCCTTTTTCTCCTGTTGGTGTTATAGAAGATGGAAAACCTATTTGTATTGTAAGTTTTGGTGAGTTTGCCACATAACTTTGTGCTAAATTACCCATAGACAACGATTGAATGGCAAATCTTATTCCAAAGGTATCGTTATCTTGTCTACTGTTTAGCATTCCATCATATGCTATGGCAGGTCTTTTTTCACTATCTACTACTATGTTTGCATTATCTTTGAAATAAGTTTGTATGCACAAAAAAGGCATACCGGACGGAGAACGATGTGGCATATAGTGAAGTCTAGGTGTTTCTACCGTATCGCTAGAAGGAGTTGTAAAGTGGTTAAAATCAAAGTTTCTTTCTGCCATCCAGCAACCTGTTAGATGAGCGCGTTGCATATAAGTTACTCCAAGTGGATTTATTGTGTCTAGTTCCCCTGCGTTGCTACTGCCACCGCTAAGGCTTGTACCATCATCGTAGTATTGAATAGTATAAGGCTGCCTTTCTTCTCTACCAAAGGTAGAGTCGTAATCACCTGTTGGTATGTAGTAAGAGCCAGTTGTATCATGACCATTACAAAACAATAAGTAGCCATCACTACCAGCGTTATTGAATCGATATTTGTTTGCTACATGACTGTCGGGATATTGTAGTTGCGCTCTACCTTCCCACTTTTCCGGGCTTTGTCTGTTGATGTCGTAGGTAAGCCATTCTGCGGGGCTTACGCTTTTTATGTAGCAGAATGTAGCAGATACTACTTTATCTTGACCTGCTACTTGGTTTCTATCAGGCAAAGCCCAACGGTAACGAGGATTGAGAGTAGCCTCTCCATTCATAGGGTTGCCGTAGTGAGTTTTATCGCTGTCATAGGCTGCGGTAAGGGTTGGGTCGTTATCGTCGTTAGGAATGGCTCTAGCACCGTTAAAATCGTCATAGTAGCCAGCCAGCATGAATTGATAATCTAATGTTGTACTTCTTACCATGCCTTCACCACTTCACTTACGCTGGACTTACGTTTATACCGTTAGTTACCGCTCTCTCGTTTATCTTTCTCAAAATTTCATCTGCTACTTGGTCGGTAGTCATACCGTTGAAATTGTTAGTCATAATTATCTCAGTATTCGCTACAAAGTTTTCAACGCCCTTCTGCTCTATCTGCTTTACCAAATCACCAGTGACGTTACCAGCCTTGAAACCAAAGAACAACTCTTCTCTAGCGTTGTTAAATTCATCAAACAATTGTATGGAGTTCTCTATTTCTGTATTGAGTCCATCTAAACTTCCTTCTGAGCCATTAAGTGTATCTTGTAAATTTTGTAATTCTCTGTCGTTTTGAGCAAGTGCTTCGGCAAATTCCTCTATGTTATCAATACCTTCGCTTTCAATAAAGTTAGCAAAATCTTCATTGGTTTCTAGTAAATCATTTATCTGCTGAGTCAATACTGCCGCTTCACCTGCTGCTTCCCCCATCGCACCAGTTGAACCCAACACTATTCTATTTAGTGCAAAACCGGCTGAGTCCATAAAACCTTCACCGCCTATCATCGCGAATCTACCTGTTTCTTCATTAAACTTACCATATGTGCCTGTAATATCATCTAATTGTGATTGTAAATCAAACAACTCTTCTGCTGCCGCATTAAAACCTAATGCGTCTGCTGTTTCGCTTCCTACAACACCAATTAGTCTTTCATTTAAAGAAATCAAATCCAACAGTTGTTGTTTTCTGTCTTCATACTGCTGCCCTTCTAAACCAGAAATTCTATCTATTTCATTTTCATATTCTACTATTTCATTAGCCAATTGTGTTATTGATTTAGTATTATCTTCAAAAGCATCTGCTGTTTCTTGTAGACTAGCAGTTCCGGTTTCAGCAAATTGCTCTGCGTCACCAAAGAAGCCAAGGTGTTCCATAGCCTTTGACAAAAGTGTACCCACAGCAATAAAGGCTATTAATGGGCCAACCGCTCTAATTAAACCATTTTTAAATTTAGCAACCGCACCATCCGCAGCCGTAGCCCCTATCACTATACTATTTAGAGAAATTCTATATGCGTTATTTGCTGCTGTTGCTTGTCCAGTTGCTACTGCGATTCTTTTTCTAAGAGCCTCCGAAATTGTCTCCATGCTTATACCTATACCCATTTGCCTAGATAGTTTCGCCATACTAACTATCTGTGGTATCATAGCGGTATTCATCAACACCATAGCGATTCGCATTCTGTTTTGCCTTTTTTCTGCATCATCTGTTGCACCCGAAAACATCATCATAGCAGAGCCAGCAGCCATCATGGACATAGCAAGTTGTTGTCCAGCAACAGCCTCTTTACCATATGCAAGACCTCTTTTTTCTATTTCTTTATCGTCTTCCAATTGTGATTGAGTCGCTAGTCTTTGTCTTTCTGCTTCTGCGTTTGCTATAATATGACCTATTTCCGCAGCAGTTTCTCTATTTCTTTCTCTTAAAGCGTTTAGTTGTAAAGTTATTAACTCTAATCTATCGCTATCATCTGCTTTTAATCGTTCCAAACTCATTTCATGTTCTAACATTTCTTGATGTTGTTCGCGCAAAATTCTTAACTGTTGTTCGGCTAGTTGTAAATCTTTCATAGATGAATCTTGGAGAGTAGTTGCATCTCTAATAAGTTGTTTAGTAACTTTTGTTCTTTTATCTCCAGCCATCGCTACGTCTAATTCTGCTGTCGCCTCGTCAACGGCTATTGCAGCCTGTTCTGCTGCTTCTTGTGTTATTTGTTGCTCTATATCATTCTCTCTAAGCAAAAGGGAAAGTCTAGCAAGTTGTTCCTTAGTTTTTTGCCTTTCAAATTGCATCATATCTTGTTCATTTTCTAGTCTTCTTTGTTCTGATACTTGTCGTGCCAAATCAGTTTTCATTTGATTTAATTGTTCATCAGTTACAGTTCTTTCCATCATCGCTCTAGTTTCTGTGTCTATCAACAAATCTCTTGCTATCATACTGGCAAGTGCTGATTTTTGGTTTTGTTCCTCTAATTCTGTGTTTATTAGATTATTAAATCTTTGACGACCTCTTAATTTACTAGACATAAAATCTTCTCTAATCATTTCTTCTCCCCGTAAAGAAGCAGTAAGAACTTTTTGTGTCGCAAGAGCCACGTTCATTTGAACAATATTAACGAAATTTTGAAAAAAACCAGAAGCAGTATCTTGAACTACTTTAGAAACACCGAATAAGTTGTTTAAGAAATCACCGCCTCTACCAGCAAACACAGAAGTTAGTTGTTTGTTGTATTCTGCTTGTACTTGGGTAGCCATAATAACAGAAGGCGTAAGTGCATCACCGAGAGTACCTTTGTATTTATCTAATTCTGCTTCCGCTTCTCTAAGAACAGTAACTTGATTTTGTAACCTAATATTTACTTCATCCATAGCCGGGCTAAGACCTAAAGTAGATTGTATCATTAACTCCTGTGTTCTTTCGTTGTTCTCCATCAATTTTAAGAAACGCGCATAATGATGAGTACCGGCTACTGCAATAGCAAGATTTGTTTTTTGTTCACCGTTTAAGTTTTGATATGCTGGAGCAAGTTCATTTACTATTTGTGTCAATGCTCTCATATCACCGTTTGAATCTCTTGTAGCAACTCCTAACTTTTCTATTTCAGTAGCAGCCCCGCTTGTATCAGCACCCAACCTAGCATAGATTTGTTTTAGCGCACGACCAGCCTTTCCTTGTTCTTCACCAGCCTCAATCAAAGTAGCAGATTGAGCAGCCATACCTGCTATGCTTTCATTTGCCAAATCTGCCTGTGACGCAAACTGATTCATAACGAAAGTCATATGTTGCATTGTTGCTGCGCTTCTGTTTTCAATTGTGTTTAGTTGGTCAAGAGTCGCTATGCTGTTTTCTCTAACAATGTTGGCTTGTTCTTCTGCATCCATAGCGCGGAATTGTTCTAATGTATTTTCTCCCAACATAAAGTTAGTTTGTTGTTGTAAGTTGATTAGTTTGGTCATGGCCTCTTCTGTTCCCATGCCACCAATCAAACCAAATTCCATACCTACTTGTGTAGCAGTAGGTATAACATCGGGACCGACAACAGAAGACAACTGCGCCATACGTGCTGCGGCCATCAATGCTTGGTCGGCTGTAAATCCAAAACCTTGACCTATCTCAACTACTTCACGGGCTATTTTGTCTGCATCGTCAGCAGACTCTACGAACTTTTCAAACTCAATACGCGCATCTGCAATTCTGTTAGCAATAGGTATTACATCATCAGTTAGAGCAGCCATCTTTGCGCCAAACATTGAAGCAGCATCTTCAATACCAGACAACCCATCAAGAGCAAGTGAATTTAGAGTTGCGAACTGCGCCCTAGCATCTTTTAGCATTCTGTTACCGTAAAATACACCGATAACATCGAAGAAAACACGGGATGCACCAGCACGATTAACAAGCATGGTTGCAGCGAATACTACTGCTATTATCCATGAGGGGAAAAGTTCAATCATTCACTATCCCCACTTTCATTACTGCCCACAATCGGAACATTCGCATCTCTCAACGCTTGGAACAGGTCTTTATTGTTGTTTAAGAGTTCGCGTTTTTGGTTGCGCCTAGCAACCATAGATTTACCATCACGCTTGGCATCTTTTGTTGCTTCACCTATACGGTCATTTATTTCATTTGCTACTACTAAATCAAGTTCAAGTAGTTGCTGCCCTCCCGCGCAGTCATACCTTTCCCACAAATCGGAAGGTAAAACGCCTTTGAAAGCCATACACAAAGGCGCGGCTACTCGGAAGAATTGCCCAAAGGGACTGCACCCTCCGGGTCATCTCCACGAACAAATGCTAGTAATGTTCTCAATTCTTCGCTAGTCAATGTATCTACATCAATATCGTCATCAAGAATACAATCTGGAATCCAATCAGCCATCTGTGTAGATACGCCTCCACCGGCTTCATCAAGAGCATTTACAAACTCTTCGTTTTGCTCATCTGTCCATTCAGTAGGGTCGCCATAATGCTTAAACTTACGAAACACCTTTGCTTGGATGTTTTCTATTCGTAGTTTCTGCATACCGGATGCTTGTCGCACCCAAATCTTGCGTCCGTCGTTCAATTCAATTTTCTTTTTTAGTACCGGCATCTTTCTTCACTTTTCCACTTTTCTTCTTTGAAGCCTTCTTTGGCTTCTCTTCACTTACTGGTTCTGTATATCTTCTCGACATTTCCAATCACCTATTACTGGTCTTCAAACACCACATACACAGTAACGTCGTTACTGTTCTTATTTCTCTCGTATATGATTTGATAAATAATATCGTTGTTAGCAAATGTGCTACCACGAAGGAATGTTTGTAGTTCTGATGCAAGACCAGCCAGTGTGGTCTTTAGTTCTGCAACAGTAATCTTTGTCTTATCGACAATCTTAATGCCACCGTCACCGACTGCCATTATTCTTCACTCTCCTTCTTAGAAGGTGTTTTCTTAGCAGCAGCCTTCTTAGGTGCTGCTTTTTTAGTTGCCTTCTTAGGAAGTCTGCGAATGTATTTTAGTGCTACGCTTTTGTTCTCAATTTTTCCTAGAACTTCTGCGGAAGCCTCATCGACTTCATGCCCAAGAGATTCTGCTAGTTCTACAAAACTCATCTAATCACCTCAAGCATCATACTGTGTGCCTGATAATTGAGTTCCCGATGCTACTACTTGCATAGCACCAAGGTTATCATCATACAAACCTACAAAGTTCACGGTCATTGTGTTAGTATCACGACCACTTACTGATGCTTCGGGTGCTTCAAATCTTACCTTGAAGAAATCAAAGTCAATAAAATCTGCTCCCGCTTCATCAAGTAATTTTAGTTTCATTGATGGAGAAGAACCATCGTTGTATTCAAGACCGTCTGCGGCAATCAAGTTATCGTAAGTAGGCTCATCAAGAGAACTTGTATAAACTACTTTGTTAAACTCGATTGTTCCGCTAATTTCTCTGCGCTGTGCTGGAGGTGCGCGACCATAAGTGCTATTACCAATACCATATGCGTTATCTGTATCACGATTTAGGTTAATATCAAAACTAAATGATTTAACAGATGCTACTGCTGCTGGTGCGCTGCCGGTTCCATCATCGAACCTAACTTGTCCGTTAGCGAAGTATAGTGCGTCAAGAGCAACACCGTCGAATGTAGGGGTAGCAAGACTGGAGGTTGCCGATTCTGCCTTTCCAACGAAGCCAACACTCATTGTAGCGTATTCTCCAACCGAAGCACTAATGCTTAATGTGTTAGTCATCATACCAGTAAAGGTGTGTTCTTTTTCTTCGCGTCCAACACGAATAGTAAATGACGGATAAACGCCAGCAGATGCACTGGTAAGAGAAGGCTCTGTTAGTGTATGAATGTTAGCCGAACCCGATGTTGTTTTTGTGTCTTGAGGGAAGAAAGAGTAAAGTAAGTTGCCTACAAAGTCATCAACCTGTATAGCGAGGTTGATGTCGCCTTCTGAAAACTCGGTTCCAGTAACGGACTTTGAACTGATAGGTCGGCTCATATCCATACGGGTCATAAGTTCATAGTTATGACGAATACTTTCATCATCAACTTCTCCGTAGACAGGAGTTCCGCTAGGTTCAGACCCGTAAGATGATTCTTTCTCTAGTGAGACATAACGATTTAAGAATTCGACCATAGGTTAGCACCTCGACAGTATTTGTTGATTCCCCGATTGATTATTAAGCATTCGCACCTATCTAACGATGACGCATATCGATTCTACGCATATATGAAAGTTCTAATCGATGTACGCAAATAAAATCATCAGAGTCTTTCCTAGAATCTAAATCAGCGTTGTATGAGGTTAGGCTATCAGTAGTGCCTAACAGTCCTGTATTTATGTATAGTTCATCAAAAACTTCTCCCATAATGTTTAGACCCATGCGATAAGCATTTTCATAATTTGTTCCCTTTGTGGTAACAAAAATCATCACATTGTAATCCTGTGTTATCTTACTACCAGATAAAGCCTCAAACTCTGGTGACGATAATCTTTCTATCAAAACGTGTATTGTTGGTGGGGCAAAACGATTCAACATTTCAGAAGATAAGTCATAACCATATACTATTGAAGAGTTATCTACTTGTGTTTTTAAGTACATTCTTGTACTGTTTCTTAGTTGTTCTACAACAGAAAGACCCATACGAGCCAAAGCATCTTGAGCAAAATCAGAAGGTAGTAATTCATCTGGTCCGAAAGAGCCAGCACTTGTGTAATAAACTGAACCCCAATCTATTGTACCGGATGAGTTACCCCATCGCACATCTTTACCAGAACCACTAGAAGCGGTTACAGATAGGAAGTGCGTAGCACCGTCGTCATCCTCGATAATCTCACGCATAAACAACCTAGCGTTGCCACTAGAATCTAATGTAAGACGTAGTATAATTGCTACTGCTTCCTCATCTTGTAATGCTAAATCAAGGTCTGGTGTAGTAGCCGTACTAGCACCAACAAGGTCTAGGGTAGATGAGTTACCTTTTGCTCTTACTTCTACTCTGTAATCACCATTATCTAGGCGCATAAGCACAGTGCCATCACTAGGCAACGCACTTGTATCTGGAAACTTAAATGCTGTTATGATTGTATAATCGCTTGTCGTAGGAGTTTGTGACCAATAACCATTGTTGTTGATTCTCCAATATTCACCACTGGCTGCACCAGCATTACCAGTCAAAGACCAAGAATCGTTAAACGTACCAGTCAAGGCTGCTGGATTTGTGCCGTTCATACGACTTGTCCAATATTGTGTCTTGGTTGCGATAGCCATTAACTCACCCTTCCACTACTATTATTTAAATTATTAAACTCGGCAATCCTTAAATGTTTTAGTGTTTTTTCATCTAAGTGTTTCTTAAACGCATCATGAAATCTTTCTACTATTCCTTTTCTGTCGTTTCCGGGCGGAGTAAAACCCGGATGCCTAGCATCTTTGACTAATAATACTTCTCCGACCTTTGCATCAAATGAATAAGTAGGCGTTGGTGTTACACCTCTAAAACCTTGTCTACTGCTTCTAAAATTATATTTGAATGCTGGTACTCCTATTTCGTAAGCCTTTGCTAAATTGAATCCGCCACTTGGTTTTCTGTTTTCAGTAGTTCTAGGGTTAGCATCCGGCGCAGAAACAGCAGTAATACCACTAAATTGCGTATTTGCATCATTCCAATCACTTGAACCGGCTATTGCTCTTACATAAGAGCCTCTACCATCTTGTAAGAAGGTATAACCTAAAGAGTCCCATATTCTTTGTTCTGCGCTAGACGCTCTATTTCTATTGTGTTTTGTTAATTGTTTTCCTTGATATTTAGAAGTACTAGCCCTATCTACAAATTTTTGTGTGACTCCGGTTGGTGCTGGCATACCAAAAACATCAACATCTTCTAATTGCATACCAACTTCTTTTTTTGCTTCTATAAAGGCGTCGTTGTAACCATCCATTATAGCCTGTTTTACAGTTTCTCTACAAAGGATTCCAAAATTATCCATAATTTTTTTTGAGCCTTTATCTACATAAGTTGTAAAACTTAAAAGATTATGATGTGTTGTTCCCGCTAAACGTGTTCGCGGATTTCCTCTTCCTCTTGTAGTAGTGCTGTATGCCATTTAGTCACCTCAATCTACTGAACCGAGGTGAGCAAGACGTACTAAATTATTAGTTCCTCTCTCGCGTAATACAGTTCCTCTCATACTACCTTGTGGACCCGTTGTTTGAAATGTAGATTCATCTTCATAATAATACGCTGCTGCTAAGTCAGCGCAAATTTCACGTAATACGTGTGCTTGCTCTCCTTCTTCTACGGTAACACCGGAAGCATGGTCGAAGGATATACCTGTAACACCTGTAAGGTCGTTAGTAGATTTACCAGACCACTTAAAGGAGTCACCATCTACGTTACCATTACCAGCACTACTAAATCCTGTACCGCTAGTCAAAGTAATAGTAGTAGCACCAGCAGAAATAGCACCATTTAGTGTAGTGCTTGCTATCTCGCGTGACGGCACATCTCTGCCATAATCACGATAACATTGGTCAATGTCTATTGTAGCCCTGCGAATTGAATTTGTGATGCGTGTATTAGCGCGTGTACGCTGGTCACTGTTTAGCCCCAAGCGTGTGCCTACATCAGCAACAGAGCAATAATAAACCATTGATTATTCCTCCACTGGAAAGTAAAGGTCTAGCCATTCTAAAAGATAGCGAGGATTATTGTCCATCCTTAGCATCCTCCACCGCATCAGCGATTTCTTCAACTTTGTCAGTTGCTTCGCTTACGGTGTCAAGGACTTCTTCAAGACTAATTTTACCATCAGCCATGACGCTCTTGTATTTAT